ACCTCTGCCTTTGATGACTTATATGTATCATATGAAAATGATGGATCGATCCCAAGAACTACCATCTCAGCTCAAGAATTAATATTAGAACTTTTGAAAGAAAGAGCAGAGACTGGTAGGATATACATTATGAATATAGATCATTGTAATAGTCATTCATCCTTCTTGGATAAGGTTGAGATGAGTAATTTATGTCAAGAGATTACATTACCAACTAAACCTATCCAACATATTGATGATCCAGAAGGTGAGATTGCTTTATGTATTCTTTCTGCTATCAATATTGGTAAGATTAGAAGTGTGGATGATTTGGAAGAGTTGTGTGATCTTAGTGTCAGAAGTCTTGATGAACTCATTGACTTCCAAGGATACCCTGTCAGAGCAGCAGAGATCGCTACAAAGGCACGTAGAAGTCTTGGAGTGGGTTTCATAGGTCTAGCACATTACCTTGCCAAGAATGGCGTTAAATATGATGATCAGGAAGCATGGGATATAGTTCACACTTTAACTGAGGTATTCCAATATAATCTTATCAAAGCATCTGTAAATCTTGCAAAAGAAAAAGGTGCTTGTGAGTATTCTGATAGAACAAAATATGCTCAAGGAATTCTTCCTATCGATACTTATAAAACGGACGTGGATGAAATTACTTCTAATAGTTTAAATTGTGATTGGGAAAGTCTTAGAGAAGAAGTAAAGGAATATGGTATAAGGAATAGTACTTTATCTGCTCAGATGCCTTCAGAATCGTCTTCTGTGGTCTGTAATGCAACAAATGGTATTGAACCACCTAGAGATTATCTTTCAGTTAAGAAATCGAAAAAAGGACCACTTAAGCAGATAGTTCCATCTTATGGAACTTTGAAGAATAATTATACTTTATTATGGGATATGCCTAATAATATTGGTTATATTAATGTGGTTGCAGTTATGCAGAAATTCTTTGACCAAGCTATTAGTGGAAACTGGAGTTATAATCCAGAGCATTATGAGGGTTCTGAAGTTCCAACTAGTGTAATGGCACAGGATTTACTTACTACATATAAGTACGGTTGGAAAACTTCTTATTATCAAAATACATATGATGCTAAGACGGATGAAGTTGAATTAGCTATTCCTAATAGTGAAGAAGTTGGTATTCAGGGACATACTCAATTGCAGTCCCTAGTTGATGATATTATGAACTCTGAGGAGGAACATTGTGAAAGCTGTGCAATCTAAATCTATAGAAAGAATGACCGTATTTAATACGGAGGAGGTTGATACCAAGAAGCAACCAATGTTTTTTGGCAAACCTCTTGGTGTTCAACGTTATGATACTTACAAGTATCCTGCATTTGAGAACTTAACTAAGTCTCAGTTAGGATATTTCTGGAGACCTGAAGAGGTATCACTACAGAAAGATAGAGGAGACTATCAACAGTTACGTCCAGAACAAAAGCATATTTTTACTTCTAACTTGAAGTATCAGACTATGCTTGATAGTGTTCAGGGTAGAGCACCTGGTATGGCATTTGCACCATACTGCTCTCTTCCTGAACTAGAAGGTTGTATGAACGTATGGCAACTTATGGAGATGATCCATAGTCGTTCTTATACATATATTATTAAAAATATCTATTCAAATCCTACTGAAGTATTTGATACTATTCTTAGAGATGATCGTATTTTAGAAAGAGCATCAAGTGTTACTAAAGCATATGATGATTTTATTAATTATGCAGCAGAATGGGCTAGTGGTAATATGTGGCAACCTGGTTCTAAGGGTTCTCCCTCAGAAGAATGGACCCGTAAAGATTTAAAAAGACATCTCTATAGGGCAGTAGCTAATGTCAACATTCTTGAAGGTATACGTTTCTATGTTTCTTTTGCTTGCAGTTTTGCATTTGGCGAACTTAAACTTATGGAAGGATCTGCTAAGATTATCTCCCTTATTGCCAGAGACGAAAACCAACATCTTGCCATCACCCAAAACATATTAAATAATTGGAAAAAAGGTGATGATTCTGACATGGTTGAAATAGTTAAGGAAGAAGAACCTTGGTTAATTCAAGCATTTAAGAATACTGTGGATGAAGAAAAACGATGGGCTGAGTATTTGTTTAAAGATGGTTCTATGATAGGATTGAATGATAAACTCCTTCATCAATATGTTGAATGGGTTGCCAATCGTAGAATGAAATCAATAGGACTTAAACCACTCTATGACATACCTGCAAAAAATAATCCACTTCCTTGGACAGAGCATTGGATCTCTTCTAAAGGTCTTCAAGTGGCACCACAAGAAACCGAAGTTGAATCCTACATTGTTGGGGGAATCAAGCAAGATGTCAAAAAAGACACCTTTGCAGGATTTAAATTATAGTTTGGAGGATTGTATTGATGCATACAAAGAAGAACCCTGTGAAAACTGGGATGATTACGCTGGAGGTTAAATGACAAATCCATTTATTCATGTTAAGAATACACGAGAAAGTTACAGTAGATTCTACCAAAAGGTTTATACTGAGGTTGAAGTGCAATTTGGAGATGAAGATCCTACTTGGATGCCAAAGGATACTCTTTTGGCTATGAGTAAGATATACTTCCCATAAATATTTTTAGAAAAATTCTATTAACACTATGCAACCTTCATTTAATCCTGCTGAATTGAAAAGAGTTTCGGATTTGTGGAATAATATTACAAATCCTACAGATACTCCAGAAACAAAAGTAGATTCAGAAAATGTAGATACTCCTGAAACGTCTCCAGAACCCTATGAAGTAGGTACAGGGCATTTAGATTTAAAGACGGAGTTGGAAGCATCTGGGAAGTTTTCTGATGCTGAAATAGAAGATATTGTAAGTAAAGATATATAACTTAGATAATATAAAGTTATGAAATGGAAGAGACTGGTGAGAGAGATTATGAAAATCCCTGGTACTACAAAGGTACAACTTTCACTACTAACGATATTGGCGATTTCTTCGGTTTCGTCTACAGGATTACTAATTTACAATCTGGCAAACAATACATCGGAAGAAAATACTTCTACCAAAAACGTAAGCCTAGAGGTGGCAAGAGACGGGTTACGTCTGAGAGTGACTGGAAAAGATACTATGGAAGCTCTGACGAGCTTAGTGCAGATCGAAAGTTACTTGGAAACGCAGCGTTCAAACGAGAGATCTTATCCCTCCATACCAGACTCGGAGATGTAAACTATGAAGAGACTAAACAATTGTTTCTTAATAATGTATTACAAGAGTCTCTTGACAATGGAGAACCAGCATACTATAATAGCAATATTCTAGGACGCTATATGCGAAAAGACTATGGAACATTTGGAGGAAACTCTAACTCAAGTTCATGATTGGTCACGTGACAGAATTCATGTACTTGATAAAAAGAAAAAGAATGATGATGCTTATGCTCTTTTTTTAGAATTTGAAGAATGGTATGATGAAGATGTTGATGATCATGATATCTTTTCCTTAGAATATATTGGTATGGGGAGTACATATGAGTGATAAGTATTCTCCAGAACAACTGAAATTAAGACAAGAAGTACTTAAAATTCTTATGAGTAAGTATGGGCATGAGAATAATAATAAAGCAATATATGTGTGTGCTGATGAGTGGGTAGAAAAATATGTTATAAGTGCTGGTGTTGTTGATTACTATAATGCATATAAACAGTCCTTTATAAATAAATCACTAAATGATAAACAACGGAATATTTGTTTATGAAAATGCAATAAAACCTAATCTTTGTAAACGTTTAATTAAACTGTATAAAGACAATCGTTTAAGTCCTGATTTATTGCATGAAGACTATTCAGATGGAATGAATGTTAAATGTAAGTATATAATGACTACACCTTTCAAATCTATTGATGAGGAATTAACACAAGTTATGTGTGATGTTTTAGATAGATCAACGAAAGACTATACATTTAATGGTAAAACATTTCTCCATTGTTCTGGTGATAGTGGTTACCAATTAAGAGAAGTTTATGGAGCTACTAGACTTCATGCTGATCAAGTAGTTGATCCATCTAACCCAGGTAGATCTAGACTTATTAGTATAGTTATTGCTTTAAACAGTGATTATGAAGGTGGGATATTTAATTTCCCTTTACAAAATTATAAAGTCAAACTTAAGCAAGGGGAGGC